TGTTCCCTTTGCGATAAGAACGCCACGAACGATTGACTCCCGCACAACCTTTGGCAATGCGTCCCACTTCTTTCTGTCAAAGGTAAGTTTCCCATTCGCCCAAGGTGGCGTAATCTCAGCGTAGGTTCCAAGACCCATGCCTCCGTCGTTGGTCTGCAGGACGCGCTCCCAATACTCTCGCTGGTCTGCCATGCTTTTTGGGTCGGTTCCCACGAGTTCTGCCAGTTGCTCTGCAGACAGGTTCCCGATTGACTCGTCTGTCGCCACGATTAGCGGGGTAGGGAGGACAACTTCCTCAGCCTCCTTGGGGTCAATCAAAACCTTTTTCTTGTTCTTGAGTGGCTTGGCACGCCTTCCTTCTCCGCGCTGCTCTGCGAGCCAGTTCTGGAACTCTGCGGCGTCAACAGAAAGTCTTGGCTCGTGGGTCGCGACGCTAGGTAGCGGCTTGAGCAAGGCGTTGCGCTCTGCAGTGTTGAGAACCTTTGTAGCAAACCGAATGAACGAGATAAGGCTTGATGGTCGCTGCCTTGTTCGCACATTTCCGATAAGACCAAAACTCTGTTGAATGCCAGCGATGACGCTGAGTGGCGATGCCCCACGATTCACCGTGATGGGCTGCTGTGGGGCTGTCGCGTCTGCCGCTCCGCTTAGTGCAGGGGTCGTTGCGTCCTGATTGACAAAGAATGTGTCCACTGCGGCGTCCGATGGGTCGTAGCCGATGTCGTAATCAAAGCCGTTTGGTGGTACGTCTGGCGCGTACGAGAACGCCTCTCCTCCGCCACCTCCAGTTGCAGTGCCAACCATGCCCCCGTCTTGCATCATGGCGAGCATCTCTCCGAATGATCCATCCCCAGCATCTGGCATTGCGCCAAGGCGATCTGCAATCTCTGGTGGGAACGAAGGCACAACCATGCAGCGGCAGTTGACTGCGTGCTTTGCTGGAAGGCTAGGATCTTTCGGGAACTGGGCTGTGTACTCGCCAACCATGAAGGACTCGTTGATCGGAATAATCGTCCCGTCAAGTGCGGCGTGTTCTGGGCGTGTCCTGTGGTCGCCTACTGCAATCCACTCTTTGTACATGATGCCATTTGCGTCCAGCATGTACGAACGCTGATCATTGGACAGACCATAGGGGTTGGCTGCGAGCGCTTGAATTCCACTCATGGCTGCGATGTTGCTCACACGCCCAAACTCTGTTCGGACAATCGCTTCGGCTCGTACTGCGGCAGTTGGGAATGCCCCAATTGGCGTTGCAACAGAAGTCAACCGTGCGATGCTCTCTGCTGGCGTACTGAGTGCCAATGAGTTCCTGAGAATTTCCGCCTTAACAGCCTTCTTCAATGTTCCCACTTGGTCGGCAATAAGGTCTGGCACAAAAGAAACTGCAATGTCCACTGAGCGGGCGTCAATGGCTACTAGCCCGCGACCTTGATCTGCGGAGCGACCAATTTCTGGTCTTGCGGAGTTCGTGGACTTGCCTAGTTTGCTGGCTGCCTTGGTAACTTCAGTGTTGATCTTGTCGGCTTGCTGCTGAGGCATGCCCTTGGACAGAATCTTGACTTCCTCTGCTGCTGCCCGTGCAATGGTGAGCAGTTTGCTGCGAAGTTCCCCATCCAGACGCTCCAGTGCTGCCAGTTGCTGCTGTGCGCGGCGTACGCGCCACTCAGGGGCTTGATTCGCCTGAATGTCGGCAAGGATGGCTGCGACCTCTGTTTGAGCCGCATTCATGGCTGTTTGGATCTTGGCTACGGCATCCGACTCAATGCTGATCTGGTTCTGGGCGCGGCGCAAAAGCGACTCCGCCCATGTGGAGCGAGCCTTAGATGTTTGCCAATTCTGGCGCTGGTTTTCTGTCTGGCTAGGCAAGGATTGTTACTCCCCTTGCGGTTCTGGCGTTTCCTGCTTCTCTGGCGATTCCTGCGGGTCTGGCGAGCCGTCGTTCTGCGCTGGCTGCGCTGCAACCCTCTTTTTAGGCTGCTGGGGCTGCGTTTGATCAAATATGGTGGCAATGCTTGGCTGGGCGGATTCCGCCTCTGTAGCAGCCTTCTGAGCCTCTTCTTCAATCATTTCTAGTTCCTTGTCAGGCTCCAATTCAATGCCCAACTGCCCAGCGATGCTCAAGAAAACCTTTCGTGCAGAATCCTCTGAAATAAACTTGGCATCCTTGGCTGCCGAAAGCGCGCCCATCAGTTGTGGCAGTGCGGCTGCAATTCCCTTGGTGTCTTCCACGCTTGGGTCTGGCAGAATCACCGTCACTGTGCGATCTACGCCCTTTGGCAGTCGCCCTGCTGAGATCGCCTTAGCAATCACATACTGGGCGATGTCCTCAAAAATTGAGCCAACAAGTCGCTGGCGTGCTGTGAGCATTCGGTAGGTCGGGTCGCCCTGTGCTGCAAGTGTGGCGCGGTTCGCTGAATCACCATCTGCAAACCAGCCTTCTGGCACACCAGCACCACCAAGGATCAGATTCTTGATCAGGCGGCTGATTGTCTCTGTTTCGGCTGCGCCTAGGGCTGGGGAGACTGCTTGCCATGTTTCGTAGTCGTTGTGAACGCGCACTGTTCCAGCCTTTGGTGCGTACGAGTGCATCTTTGCCCACTCGCTCACTTGGTCAGCGTCGGCGCTCTTCAGTGTTACATCCCAAATGAATGAGTTCATGAGAGAAGCCCGATCCAGCGCATTGAACATAACTTGGTCGTAGCCGTCAATCCAGTCGGCAAGCGCCAATGAGTCTGGCGTGCCACGAGTCGCACCAACTGGGCGATTGATGAAATACGCAAAAACCTCACCCTCAAACTCCAAGCCAGCCTTTGTGGAGCGTGACTGAATAATCGGGATTTCCTCAACGCCACCCGCCATGCGCTTGCTGAAGAGTTCAATGCTGCGGTCAACAAAAGCGTTCTCTGGGTCTTTGACTACGCCACGCACGCGGTCTGGGTCAATGTAGCCAAGCATGACCTTGCCGTTCTCGTCGTAGGCTCGCAGGAAGAGTTCGCCGTTGACTGCAAGATCCACCACAAGGTCGCGGTGTCGCAGATTCATCTTCATGGTCGGATCGTTCCAAAATTCGTTGATGATTTCCTGCACATCTTCGTCAATGGCGTTAAAAGTAAGTCCGTCGCCTACCACGAAGTCGGCAGTCATTTCAACCAGTCGGCGTGCAAGTGGGTTTTGGCGATGCAGGTAGCGGGCAACCGTGCGTGCGCGCTCCTGCGTTACTGGGCTAAGGTCTCGTGTTTCCCCAGTTAGTCGCCTGTAAAGGTGGTCGTCTGTGTCAATGAGTCCAAGGATCGGCTCAGATACGCCCTCACGAAGTACCTTGATCGCCTTGCCTACGCGCTGCCTGAAACTTGCCATCTCTCTCCTAACCACGCGCCAAGAGGCGCGGTCTCTGAATCTCGTTTGTAGATCCTACCCTGTGCAAGCCCACTGTGGACGGAACTGAAGCGGAGCCAGCAATGTAGAGGCGAGCCAATTCGTTGACTGCCCCAGAAATGGCGTCCACTTGGTCGTCATGTGCGCCCTGTGGGAAAGAGTAGCACTCTGAAACCAAGGCGCTATTCCACGACCCGCGCACAAGATAGACGTTTCCTTTGTTCGCTTGGGCTGCGAAGGCACGCGCTCGCACATCCTTAGCCCCTGTCACCCTAGCCCCCTTGAAGTCGTATCCGTACAGCACCTTTCTGGCGTAGTGGTCAATCGCCATCACTCCTGACGCTCCACCCTCCTGCTCCATTCGGATGGCTGTGCCACGGGGATCTTCTTCGGCGCATTTAGCGATCAAAGCCTCAACCTTGTCGGGGCGCTCCCTTACCCTCTGCATGTCGGCAATCACTGTAAGACCTGTTTTGGCACTCCTGCCCACAAGCGCCCCTGCGGTGTAGTCGGGGTCTTTGCCCTGCTTTGCCTCTGTTGCAGCCAAGTCCCAGTAGCGCACCCAGCGATATTCGTCCCAGTCAATGTCGTCTGCATACTTCGTCAATGACTCTGGGTTGAAGAAGTCGCCGCTTGGCACGATTGTCCACGAGCCATCCACCAACTGCGCCCGCATTACGTCGTCCAGTTCGTTCAGGGTACGCATGTATTCTTCCTGATCCAAGTGTGGGTTGTCAGTAAGTTTGGCTGGAACAAACAAACGAGCCTCGCCAGTCTTATCACGCGGAACAATCAACTTGCCAGTACGCTCGTCAACCTTTGGAATGAAACGGTTGTATACCCAATCATGCCCAAGACCTCCTGGATTTGACGCAGCACGCATTCTGGGTGTAGCAGCAAAACTCCTAAGTCTTCGCAATCGGCTTGTCACAAACATGTACTGCGATTCAGTGAACTGGGTCAACTCATCAAAGCCGATGTACTGGAAGGCAGCACCTTGGTAGCGGTATTTATCGTTTTCGTTCTCAAGGTGACCGAATACCAGCGTTGCACCGTTAGCCCAGCGAAACTCCCTGCGCTCTCCGTTCCACTGCACGCCCTCTGCGTTGGCAAGCCAGCGCCTAGCGCGATCCATGACTGCATCTGGCAGGGAAAGGTCTTTGTAGGTTCTGCGTAGCAGCAGGGCGCTGTAATTCGGGATGTGGACGTGTTGCAGCGCAGCCATCAGCAAGGCGTCGGACTTACCACCACCTGCAGCACCGCCATAAAGAGCCTCTCTGTTGCCTAGGCTAAGAAATACCGCCTGTGGCACTTCTGGCTTGTGCGGGATGAAGTCAGGTAGTTTCGGGGTCAGTATCTCCTGCAGCGACGATAGTGTCGTCTGGTCTAGAGACGATACCCAATTGCTCCAATAGTCCGAGGGCTGCTGAAAGCCTTCGCTGCTCTTCTGCTGGGTCTCCAACGCTCTTCACCTCAATAGCCTTGCCGTCTACGCCTGAGAACTCTACGCCCTCACGCTTACGCCACTCATTCGGGAACCTACGCTCTAGAATCCAAGCGGCTGCTTGCCATGATCGCTCATTCTCTGCTGCTGTGGCAACCCTAGACAAGAACCGCATCTCTGCAAATGCTTCTGCTTTTTCTATAGCGTCGGAAAATGCTGGATCTTGCTTCATCCACTCGTTCAGTGTATCCCTGTGAATGCCAGCCAATGCAGCAGATCTTTGGCGTGAAGCACCAGCACGAAGTGACTGCAGCAAAGCCTCTACGCGCTGCTCAGTCTTCTTTGTCGGTCTTCCAGCCTCTGAAGAAAGAATGATCTCGTCGCTCATACCACCACTCTACACCCTAAATCTTGGTTTTGTTACAAATATGACCCTGTATGCACAACGCAGACAAGAGTTTAATGTATTGTCAATACCTAGACACTAACCCCGCAGGGGCAAATCGGTTTTTTATTTTTGGCGAACTTCTTTGCGGTAGAAGGCGAGCGTCTGCCCGTCTACAAACCAGTCTCTCCCGTGCTTCTTGCCCTTAATGCGTCCCTTGTGCAACTGCACCCGAAGCGTGGTTGGGCTGACGCCAAGCAACTCTGCTGCCTGACGAAGCGTGTATTCCTTTGTGCTGCTGTCTTTCAATTTACAAGTCCTTTCTTCCCTACGCCAGTTGGGGCGTCATCATCCTTCTTGCGCTTGTACAGTTCTGAAATCTTTGAGAGCCTCTGAACGATTCTTGATGCCGTCTCCTCTGTCACTCCCTTGGAGACCATCCCGTTCTCAAGGTCTTCCTCAAAGGTTGGCGAGATAAATGCGTTCAGGAACATCTGGTCAAACTCCTCATCCCCGATGTAATTGCTCCCAAGTAGCGAGAGCAGCGCAGCAATTGCGAGATCGCAGCGCCTTTCGGATAGCGCGTACGGATTCTTCTCCCCTTCACCGTCTACGCCCATGATGACCACCCGACCAGCAACTGGAGCGACCGTGATCGGGTTGACTCCCTGCTGTATGCCGATGGCAGCCCTGCGGATAATGGTTGCGAAGGAGTTCAGGTGTGCGGGGGTTTTCTTGCCCGACACGATCTTGCCGTGGTCTTGCGCGTCCTCATCAATCCAGAACCCGATAGAGAACGGCATCTTTCCTGCGTCCTCTAGCAGCATGGAGCCAATCGCATCTGCCCTGAGAACGCGGGGGTATCGCAAATCATCCTCCCCCAGCAGGTTGCAAATCTCAGTGTCAAGGTCTTCGCCCGTTAGTTCGTGGCGCTCAAAGTCAAACGAGGTCACGTCGGCAAACGTCAGCACTGGCTTAATGACAATCGCGTAATACTTTTTGCTCACTTTGCATCCTCCATTGACCCAAGAATAAGCAGCGCATAGAGCGCCAGCAAAATTGACAATACCCCCAGTACGCTCTCCACAAAATCCCTCCTGTCATGCTTCCAATAGGATTTCAACTCTGAGAAAAACTCTCCGATTCCCATATCACCCCCACGCCTTCGGGTCAAAGACGATCTCCCTGACCTGTGCTGCGAGGTCGTAGACCTTTACGCAGTCAATACCGTCGTCTCCCCCCAGTGCCATCCCTGCCGTAGCGTTTGGGATGTCGCTGATGTAGGTGTCACCCATGTCCCAACCTCCGTAGGTGTGTGGGGACTGTACGGCGCACAGCCATCGTGCGTATTCATTCTTCTTTTCGGCATCGCGGTTCTGGTATCGCTTTAGCACGCGCCACTCCCAGTTACCTGCGTAGAAGATTGCGTACGGATTTTCAATGTCTCTCGTTTTCCCCTGCATATTCTTCACTTGACTCCTCCTCCATACTTCACGATGTGTTTGGCGCAATAAACCTGAGCGCATTCCGCGTGGCACTTGTACGCCTGATTTACTGTCATTGTGATCCCGCAGTAATCGCACTGCGCCCTGTTAAGTTCCTGAAAGAGCGCCCAATTGGTCATGCCAGTTGTGGCGTCTTTCGTTGACGAGATGCAAGCAAAGCACGCGAGGCTTGCGGTCTCGTTTACCCCGCCGCACTTCACACACAGTGGCTCTGTTGACTTCCTCTGGTTCATGTTCTCAATGTCCAGACTCTTGAAAACTCCCACTTGTTTTCCTCCTCCTACGGGGACAGCCCCCGCTTCCAAAAGAAGCATAAACCCTAGCGTTTCTCCCGTCAACCCCCTACCTCCAGCCTTTCTGCCAGCCCCACTGGAAGACCTGCCGCAAGAATGTCCTGCTGCGCTCCCTGAATGTCGTAATCCACACGGTGGATCTGGCGTGTAACAATTCCTTCTGGATTGACCCGAAGCGAAAGCCATGCGGCTCGCTTGTCGTAATCCCGTGGCTGACCTGCACTCCCTGCGTTCATCCATGCCCCAGCCGCTGGAACTTCCAGCATGTCGGGCTTGAGCGCAGCCGTTGTGTACGGTGAGTAAATCCAGCCAAGACCCAGCCTGTCCTCAAAATCCTGATCGCTCATCCCCTCAATCGGATCTGCAGGAATTGCAGAAAGTCTCCGATAGATTTCAGCCGCTTGGTGCGTGTGACCGTACAGACCAAAGTCTGCGTCAAACTCTTCCAGCGCCTTGAATGCATCACCTGCAACATGCGCTGACATGTACTCCCACATCGGCGCTCGTGGACTGCCGTGGACAAGTAGCGCATGCTCGTCGCCAATTGCCATGCGAGCCATCGGTCGCAAGTTGTACAGATAGTCTCGCGTCCTATCGTTAATGTTGTCCTTCGTCCAAAGGATTGCAGCGCGAGCATCGTCGTTAAAGTTCAGCGCTGACCCCCACGGCTTGATTGCCTCCTCGTCGTGGTTGCCTAGAATCCCGCGAGCGCCTACCTTTCGCAGCATCTCGCAGACCTCATTTGGTCGTGCGCCATATCCAACAAGATCGCCCGTGTGCCAGATTTGATCTGGGTTAAACTTGGCGATGTCCTCTAGCACTGCGCCCAGCCCCTGAATGTTTGCGTGAACGTCGCTGATCACTGCAACTGTATTGATTCGTTCAGTCATTTAGTTCCTCCATCTTTTCCCAGTTGATTTCCCCGTCGGGGCTGATCAACCCATCTACGATCATCTGATGAGCCGCTCGCCCATATGATCCTTGCAATTTCCAAGCCGCTCCTGTCTTAATAAGATAGGAAAACATCTTGATTGCTTCCTCTTGTGGCAGTTCGCCATTTTCGTAGCGAATAATCGTATCCACCATGTTTATCCCCCTGACTGCCATACTCAATTGTCCTCCGCAAATCCATCAAACCACTCGCCGTACTTTTCCAGTCGGCGCTGTGCATGCTTACTTTTTGCTGTGCTGCTGCTTGTCTCTGGGTCTCTGCACCAAGCCCGCGCTGCCTCTAGCGTGAGACCGCGCTTGATGGTCTGGTCTGGATACCCCTCAAAAAACATTCGCACAATTTTGTACTTTTTGTTCTGCGAGTCAATCTTGCATTCGGTTGAACAGAAATCGTCGTCTCTGTCCATCCCAATCTTTCCGCAAAGAACGCATTCCATAGTCACTCCTTCTCCCCTGCGAGGGTCGCCCAGTCAATTTTCCCTGCGCCTAGCAGGATTGACGCTGGGTCAATGTTGTAGCCGTAAGCCACAAACTGAGCCATGCCTTCCTCTTGCCCGCAGTCGCTGCACACTTTGGTGCTGTTGTCGTATCGGGAGAGCGCGCCTTTAGTTGCGTCAAATCTCTTGCTGCAACCGTTGCACTCCTGAATCGCTGCTGTCATGGTTCCTCCTTTGTCTGGCTGGGTTTCCTCTCCCAGTCGCTGATGCGAGTATAAACGATAGCGTTCCCTGTGTCAAGACGACCCTTTTAGTCTGGGTGTGTGCGCCCAGTCGGTGACTAGGTTGTCAATTTGCCTCAGCGCCTCTGGCGTAAGCAAAGCCTTGCAGTCAAGGCATGCACAATTCCATGCGTTGTAACAATTCTCGCAAAGCCGACCAATTTTCTGCTCCATGGTTTCAGCCCCTTCTGTTCCGCAAGCGTCGCAGGGGATTGACCACATGCTCTGCTCATCCATAAATCAACTCCCCAAAGATCGCGTACTGGATAATGACCTCACCGCCAGTAGCATCCATGTCAACCTCTCCGTCGCGTGCGTTGTACAAATGCGGGTGCTTGGCAAACGCCAGAGCAAACCCGCGCTCAAGATCCGCCTTGCGAATTTTGAACCAGTCGTTTGGGTTTCGCGTTGGCTCGCCGTTATCCTCATCCTCCTTGACCTCAACATACACATAGTCGTCAGGGAGATCCTTGAGTTTCTCGCCTTCATACCTCTCAGTTGATGCAAGCGGGTCTTTTTCGTACCACTCACTCCAATTGTAGTTTTGGCATTCGCCCCAGTAATTAATGCCGCCTTCAATTGCACAATGAATAATGTCAACAAGATCCTTTTGCTCTAGTTCTACTTGGACGATTTTCACTTTGTTTCCTCCTTAATTTCTACTGTCATCCCTCCAAGCGGATGGGTTTTGGCGGGAGCCGTTCCCGCGTACTGCTCGTAGAATGCGTGCCACAGTTCCTTGTCTGTCTTCCGCACCCAAACGCTGCACCCTGCGGCGAATACATTACTGGTCGGATCTGCAACAAGCGCCACCTCAAACGGGAGAATTGACTGCTTGTGCATTTCCTGCAACTCACCGCCAAGGCTCACAATTTGCGTCTGCTCCCCCCAAAGGAAGAGACCGTCGGCAGCCTCAAACCACTCGTAGCCTAGGGTTGTCACTGCGTGACCGCGCCAAGCGTCAGTCTTGATCCAGTTGCGGGTTATCCCATCCCGCTCCTTTTCGTTGAGATCCTCGTAGTATTCCCCGTCAACAATCCAGTTCTCTGACACCTTCACCGAAACTGGCTTCTCGCCATTGCGGAGATAGGTGACCGTGCTGCAATGCTCAATGTCGGACTCAAAACATCCCCAGCAGAATTCGCCTTGTGCAATCTCCGACCAGCGACCGCCGTCGCCCTCATTGTCAATGTCGGACTCGCATCCCACGCACTTTGTGATTGGCGAATCTACCGATCCAAGTTCTTCCATTTTTCCTCCTCCTACACGGCTCCTCAACCGATTAGTTGCATCCTAAACCCTAGCGTTGCGGATGTCAATAGTCTGCATCCTCTCCGTAGAACAAACGATTTGCTGCAACGTAATCACCAGTCGCCTCAAGATCCTTGATGGTCTGGAGTTCATGGCTGATCAGTTCCTGCTCACCGATTCTGGTAAGGGCAGCAGCGTACTGGTAGCCCAGCGGGAACTTGTCCAGCACCTTTTCAACTGCCGACCAGCGCGCTGCGCGTCGCTGGCATGCGCCGCACTCATTGCCGTCGTAGCACATTTCGTGGCACATGCAGTCATATGGGAAACAGCATCCCTGCCGATCCTGCTGACCTTGAACGTATTCCATGAGACTGTCCGCCTCCTCCTGCGCCAGCCCCTGCCAGTTCTTCGTGTTCTCTGGCGTTCCTACAATTTCTCGTGCCTCACTCAACTGCATAATTCCTCCTGTTAATTAACTACGCTGGCAGACCTGAGAAGTTGTGCCACCTTAGTGACAAACTCCCTGTCTGTTAACTGACCCGTGATCCACTGCCTGTGGAGTTCACCGATCTGAACTGCCAGATCCTCCATTGCCATGCTGTTTCCTCCTCTGTGTCGGGTTTCCTCTTCCGAACTCTGCAACTATAAACCCCAGCGTTGGCTATGTCAACTGTTTATTTTTCTGGAAGTGTTACATCCTCTTCCTGAACCCTGATCCTCATTCTGCGAGCCGCAGCCTTGGCTCCGTTTGGCTTATAGAGCATCTCGTCCTCTACCAGCCCGATCTGCTCGCTTGCCTCCAGCCACCTCTTGCCCAGTTTAAATAGGGTCTTATAGAACTCTGCATCGTGACCGTTTTTCCATGACAAACCGTGGGCGATTTCATGGAGCAGAATCCTGCGCCCAACCCCTCCCTTGCTGGGGACTGAGATGTGCCTTTTCGCCCAGCACACCCCGCCATCAGATTTTCTAAACTTGATGCTGATAGGGTAGTAACCAGTCACCCTGTGGATTCCCCTGACAACCTTGCCCACCCACTGCAGATGTTCGCTGGAGACCTGACCGCCAACCCACGTCGCCTTGTCTCCTTTCACGAGGAAAATGCTTTGTCGGTGCTGGTCGCACACCCGCTTTCCGTAGCGCAGCCGCCCACGAGCGGCGCGGGCGCAGCGGGCTTCAAGGAGTCGCCATTGGCAGCGGGGGGCATTGGGCATGAGTTGGATCTTAGCCGCTTCACGCGCTTTTTGGCGTACAAGTTTTCGGTGCTTTTTAAGTTGGTTGTTATGGATTGCACAAAGCGAAAGTTTCCGATCCACATACTCTGGGAAGTTGTAGAGTCTGACTGTTTTGGCGAACTTAACGGATCGCTTGCAGCCGTTCTCCCCGTTGTGCAGAAGCCAGAACTGCGGGAGGGGGTGCGCCCCTCCCTGACAGTTGGTGGTCAAGCCCGATTCCTCTTCTTGCGAGGCGAGTAGCACTTCGGGCAGTGAGCAGTTAGCCCGCCCGCCTCGTTGCGGTTGACGATGAGGTATCCGTGGCGGCTCCCGCCTACTGGACACAGATTCCAGAAGTTGCTCATCTGGTTTCCTCCTTTTACTGGCGGATTTCCTCTTCCGCTCTGACACAAGTATAAAGCATGTCAAGCCACTTGTCAAGTCGTGCGTAAACTGATAGGATGTCCAGAAAAAATAAGTCCCCCCACGGAGCGACCGTGGGGGGCGAAACCTGCGGGGGAGGAATTCCCACAGGCGAAGTCAACGCCGTTACGAGGGCTTAGACGCGCCCTTCTGTTCGGCTGAGAGGGAGTGTAACCCATCCCTCGTGAGTTGTGCGTGCTTCTCTTTGTTTGCTGGAACTGCAAAATATGCCTTGCTGCGGGCAGACGCGCTTGCTCGCGCTGCATCAGTTTTTTGCGCCGTGTTGTGGCGCTCCGCAACAATAAGCCCGCCCTTGATCATCGGCGTGAACGGTCTCAATGGACAGGATGGGATTCTGCACACGCCATCGTCCACGCAATCCCTGCAAAACGCGGTGATCGCCGCTTGCATTGAGTTTACCTGCGCGTCTGGCTTTTTCTTTGTACCAATCTTGCGCGACAGGCGGGCGCAATCGTACGAGCAGTAGGATCTGCGAAGATTGCTGGCAACAAAAGTCTTTTTGCAATATGGGTTAAGGCACATTCTAGTGCGAGCCTTTACCGTCAGGGACAAAAGTTTTGGCTCGTCGCACATCAGCGAGAGAAGCGAAGCATTTTCTGGGCTTGGCATGACTGACCCAAGCAGCCAGAAATTAATGGTGGTGCGGGTAACTTTTAGTTGGCGCTCTAGTTTGCGCTTTGTGATCCCCCGACGCCGCATGCTTTCTGAGAGCAGCGCGCCAAACTGTGTTTGATGGTGGTTTGGGGTAGTCATCTTCCGAGTGTTGTTTTTATTTCCGTGATAATCACTTTGACTACCCCCAAATGCATTGGAGCCAACTGGATAAAGGCGGCTGGGCTTAAATCAATTGCCCGTCGGTTGGTTGCTGACCATTTTCCAGCCTTTAGCGCTTTTAGCGCTTTGAAAGCCCCGTGGCAGTAGTCGCGAACAAGAACCGTAACGCATTTTGTTGTACCGACTCTGCACACTCTAACCCAGTAGGGTGTGTCACCGAACCTGAAAGTTGCCACAGCCGCGTACATAACCTTTTCCCCTTTGCTGTACGGATTGCAAGAATTCTTGTAGCCACCGTAACAGAACTTTTTACCTTGCGGATGCGTGCTTCCGTACCAAGTAGCCGTTCCGATGGTTGGGATGCCATTTGGCGTGAGCGGAGGGGCATCAGGCTGGGGCGTAGCAGCCCCAGCCATGATCGCAAGCGCAAGAAGCGCGGAAATCAAGACTCACCCACGAAAATGATTGCCCCCTCTGGGTGGCTCTCGTCTGCATACATTTTATGCGCGACCACGGTTATCACCTGTGCATCGTCGTTCCAAACGTGGGCGCTTGTCAAGCCATCAAGCACAGATCGCACCATCTTGTCTAAATCTGGCTTCACCGTAGGTTGCGGTCTCTTAACCGACTTGGGCTTGTGCAGATAAAACTCAATGACAATGGCGACCGCCTTTTCAAGAGGCGGCTTACCACCCCATTGGTGGCGAGCCTCCCACTCAACCAGCGCCCTCCAAGGCTTCAGGTTTTTATTGGCGCTCGTGATGATCGGCTTTCCGTTGACAATAAATGCACGAGATGAGCCTTGCGGCTCAGGCTTACCAAGAACTTTGATCTGGTGCATAAGTCTCTGTCGTCCCTGAGATGTGGCGAATCCACTTTTGCCTGTAAAGATCCATGATTTCTAGTTGGTCTCCGTGAAATGATACCGCCGCTGGTCTTATCGTCCTTGCCTTGCGTTGCGTCTTCACCAGCCAGCCGCGATTGATCAGCACCAACACCCTGCGCTGCGCCGCAGAAACAGTTATCTGCATTGCTTCTGCAATGTCGCGCACGCTGGGGCTGCTACCAAAAAACATACGATACGCACTAATGTACGCAAAGGTGTTCTCGTATTTAAACTGCTCGTCTGCGCCAAGGTCAATCATTGCCTCTATTCCCTTTGGTGTCATCATTGTTGGCAAATGACCATCAATGATGTTCATAGCAGGTCAGGGAACGCCCGCGTCAAGTCTGCCTTGAGCGGACAGATGTCAAAAATGTTCTGCTCACGATTCTGAAGTCGCCGCGTCATAATCGTCGGGATGCCGCGATACCTTTCGTCGTTGTTTTCATTAATTTCCCAGCGATACAAATTACCGAACTCGTCTTCAACGACAAAGTTACCGCCAATGGCATTTTGCTCGCCGCTGATAACCCTGACTGCGATCCTGTGCGGCTGCCTTATGTTGAATCTCCCATCTTCCGTGAACTTGCCGTGATCGCAACAGTTTCCCTCACTGCATCCAACACACGCGCACCATTCACAACCCTTGATGTCTGTCATGACCCTAACCTCCGTAATACGCTCCCGACGCTCTCTGAAGTGCGAAAACTCCCCTTGGTGTCCTGCTTTATAACCATGGATGTTTGTCTGTCCGTCTGTCCGTCTGTACGTTTGTCTGTAGCCACGCTTGAGTCACTGTTATCGGTGACGATAGCGTGACGCTTTCGTGACGATGGAGTGATCGCATTCATTGGAGGTTGATACTCGTCCCAATTTGCCACCACCCATCCTCCGCCAAGACCCTCCGCCACAACCCCAAGGGACTTGAACCCATCGGCAATTGTGTCAACTTCGTTCTGGCTGACGTTCACGGCTGGCGAACTGATCGCAACACGCAAATCCATGTCGTCGCCAATTACGCCATCGTTCTGGCATGCGCGAGCCAAGAGGCTAAACCAAGCAACGACGCCGTTTGCCCCAAACTCCATGCCGATCCTGCGAATCTTCGTATTGCTATCCCAATCGCGGTCAACCCGCATCCACTGCCGACTTGTTCTGCTCACATCTTCCTCCAAACTGACTGCCCCTTTTTGCAGGTGTAGCATCCTCCGACCCTCAGATCGTCGCTCACCGTCCCCATTCCGATCTGCCCTTCGTGGACAGACCTGCAGCCCTGACACTGCCACAATTCCTTTGGCGGCGCTTGCTGCTCCCCCGTGAGGAGTCGGTACTGCCAAAGCGCACGGTCTGGTCGGGGGTCTGGGCGAGACTCAATGTGATGCCCCGCCTTTCGCAACTCCTCAATTCTTGCGGAGTAACGCGACCCGCCGACCTCCCAAGAGAGGAGTTCAGAGCCGTAGACCCATTGACCACCCGCTGCGAGCAGAAGGTCATAGATCTTTTCGGCTCTGGTTCTCTTCTCCTCGCTCAAAACGGCAGACTGGACAGGTCTGGTTCATCGTCGCGAACTACCTGCTGCGCCTGATCCTTTTTCCCTGCGGCAACCACGACATCGTTTGCCACCACCTGAATCTTGTGGCGAACGTTTCCATTCTTGTCCGTGTACGACTGTGGCTCTGGCTTGCCCGTGACAAGCACCTTGCTGCCCTTTTGCGCGAACTTCTCCAAAGCCTCTGCGGTCTTGCCGAAGCAGACCACCTCGTACCAAACTGGCTGGTTCTCGTAGCCATCGTCAGTCTTCACCTGCTTGTTGATTGCAACCGACAGGCGAGCAAACTTTGACCCTGTGGCAGAGACCTTAACTTCTGGGTCTCGCCCAAGATTTCCCATGATCGTGATGTGTGCGAAATCCATCAGATTGCTCCTTCTGCGCTCTTCGCGAGCGCCCACTTCAAGACCTCCTCAGCCTTTTGCTTTGGAATGTCTGTAAACGAATCCCAGCCACGAGACTTGAGCAGCGCATCGCCGTCAATCCCCGCAGCAACTAGGGCAATGCGAACGTCGTTAGCCAACGATTCGTCAGCCAACTCCTCTTCCGCATCAAGCGCAGCCGCTACCGCCTCGTCCATCTGGACGCGCTTCACGCCGCCCTTGACGCCAAGCGCCTTGGCAAAGACGGATTCAAACGTCGGGTCAACGATCTCTGACTTCGCGTCATTTGATCCCGTCCGATCCTTAATCACCGTCATCTTGCGTGCGCCGCCATCAACGAACATTCGCAGAACGGTGTCAAAGAAATACGGCGTACCCTTTTCGCAATCTGGCTTACTGCCGATGCGAACCATCTGGTCTCCGCGCTTCTCTGTCTCGTCCTTCTCTCGCGCAATGACAATCGTGTGGATCGGCAAGTTAATGATTGCCGTCAACAGCGACTTGTATTGGCGCTTAATGCGACCCCAGTCCAGCATCTCAAGGTCTGTCTCCTCAACGATGCCGTTGCCACGCCCCTTTGCTGCGTTTGCAGCGGCGCGCTTAATCTGGGCTGAGTCCTGCAGCGTCTCCCAGATCACCGTCAGCGGGTCAATGACCAGCGTGGCGTATGTCTCTGGGTTTGCCGCAACAAACTCAACCGCAGCCTTGACATCCTTGTAGGTCTTGGTTGGCAGGACATCAAAATCCTGCAAGCCTTCTCGCCCAGCGTAGTGCGCCGTGCCACCTTCGGTGTCAATCACTGCGATCTTTCCTTTGCCTGAGAGCGCGAAGAACGTCTTGCCAACTCCTGAAGCGCCGTAGACCAGCACCTTCATCTTCGGCTCAACATTCTGCGCCTTCTTAAATGGGTTTCCTGCCATGTCTCCCCCTTATTCCTGAATGCCGCGCCACGCGGGGCATTCACTCTTGAAAGCGCAGCCATTGCATGCAAACTGCGCGTTAAACCCCTGAGTTAGATGCATGTCCAACTCTTTGGCAACCTGTCGCGACCTCTCGCGCTTTGCTGCCTCTGTCCTAAACGACTCCACTGCGAGTGTTAGCCGTCGGCTGCGTTGCTTGTCATACCAAGGCTTTGTTGCCTTTGGGTTCCACTCCAACACATCCTTCGGCGGGTTTGCATAGATCAGCGCATCCAGCCCCACCATCGGCGGGAGAGACCCGTAAACCTCAAACAGCCCCCAAGCGTAGTAGGTCAACTGGAAGTCCCTATCAGCGCGCCGCTCTTCCAAGCGTCGCTCGCTGGTCTTCAAGTCAATTACTGAACCGTCGGACAGAATGATGTCTGGATGCGCGTGGTATGTCACGCCATCAAAATCCCAGTGAAGTTCAACCTGCGTGCCAAAAACTTCTGGCATTGTTGGCTGCACCTGCTCCTGCCAGCACCGAACCAGCGCGTTGGCTTTCTCCTTCATTGCATCAAGCGCCCAGACCCGCGAAGCGGTTGGATCTTCTTCATGCACTGCGGACTCCACTTCCCGCTCCGTTTCGGCAGGTTGCCCAGCGATCAATTTGCAGACCGCTGAGTCAACCGCTTTGCCGACCATTGCCGCTTCCCCCATTTGCGGGCGCTTGCCCGTGAGGGTGGCGGCATTGGACTTCCACTGGCATTCATCCCAAAGTTTGTCGCCCGAATACGAGCGATGACTTGGATCAAAGCAGCGGGACATTAGACTGCCTCTCGCAACGCAACGATCACCTCATAAGTGCCGTCCGCGCTTGCCACGCAGCGAGACTTAACCGCTACGCCAAGGTTCCTAAATGCCTGAAGAAGCGTTGCCCGCTTCCGCCATGACACTGCTTTACTTTCTGCCACAAGGCGAATTGCCTGACCGCTACGGAGCGTCACAAGTGCCGCATCGTAATCAATCAGCGCCGTCGTCTTGTTTGAGCGCCAACTAATGTCGCTCAGATTGCTGATAGCCGTGAAGTCTTCCTGCACGGGCTTAAGCGCGAACGCCATATTCCCCTCGTTCCCCTATCACGCTTGCGCGTGTGAGCCTTACCCCTAAGACTGCTGCGGCTCTACGGCAGTCGGTGGAGTATAGAGGTTTTGTTCGCCTAGGTCAACACCTGTTCTTCTGCTTACCCTACCTGTGGCAAAACAGGGTTATCCGTGTCAAGGTAAACTACATACTCCGCTGTCACCCCATGCTTGGGGTGGACGAAGCGCAGACCCTGAGATGGTCGCCCGACTGCTGCAAGCGCCTCCTGCGCGAATGTGTTGTGACTCTCTGGGCTGCCGTTGCAGCGCGCCGTCACGCGGTTGAGCGTTACCCTCGTTGGCTGATGCCAGTGACCGAAGTCAGTGTCGTGGAAAACTTCTGGGATTGCGCCCAGCGCCCAGCCGCCGACTTTCTTCATCAAGCCATACCAAGGGAAGCCCGACCCGCCGCGCAGGTTATAGCCATGGAAAAGTAGCACCTTGTAGTTTGGGAAAACTTCGGCAACCGTGTACCAATGAGACTCCCCTGAGCCGTCTGGGATGTTGAACGAAACTCGTTTTTCATCCTTGAGCATCAGTTGCGTAATTCGGTACGCCATGCGGTCGGCGTTGCTCTCTGGGTTCATGTTCCGACGCTCAGATCCACCGATTGCACCGTGATTGCCGATGACCATGTGGACAGTGATCTTGCCGCTAAAATTTGCAAGCATCTTGCGAATAAAGTTTGTCAAAATGCGCGGAGCATCAAGAACCGTCTGCTGATACAGCGAACTGTCCAACTGCCACTGCTGACTTGGGAAGATCAACTCGCCTTCAACAATGTCACCAAGGACAAAAATTTGCAGGTCGTTGACTGGGTGGTCGGCTCGCTGAATTTCGGTTAGTTTAATTACCTTGTCTGCGTAAATGCTAATTCGCTCTTCGCAGATTACTGAGTTGTATCCTGCGGTCAACTTGCCTAACTGAAAGTCGCCAAGCACAGCGATTGCGGTTTCTGGCTGCTTGCTGCGCTTGTCTGGCTTTGGCGCTTGAACTGGAGGGATTATCATTGCGCTTGCCGCCGATTTTGCTGCGCGGAAGATTGCTTCGGTGTAGTCGTCGCGGTCGCGCTTCAATGAGTCGTATTTCTTAAGCGCGGCGTTTAGTTGCGTCCGCAACTCGCCCTCAACCTGAGCGCGAAGAATTTCTTCTTCTACTGACACGAGCATTCCCCTTTCCTATGCCGCCCCACTGAGGTAGGCGCGAGTCTTACGCCAAGAGCAACTGCAACGCCCTTGGCGATTGCAGTATGCTCAATGGCGGGATTTTCTAGCGCCGACTTTAGATCAGACGCATCTGCCTCGTTAAGTCCCATTAGCACGCGGCGAACGCCGCAAACTGACTTGTTGTTTGTCGGGCGCGCAGCATTAATTGCTTCTAGTAAAGCCATCCCCTAATTCCCCCTTTTTTGTTTTACTTCTTGGCTCCGACTCCATATTCGCCGCCAGCCTGTAGATACCGTAGCAGAACCTGAATACCTGCTGCAATACCTGCCGCAGACAATGCCTTAAGTGCCTCAGTGTCAAGGCTCCAGACATCAATGCCCATCCCTAGCCAAAGAGCA